ATGGCTCGACCGATCCACCGCCTGAGTGCCCGGGCGGTTCAGACCCTGACCAAGCAAGGCTACCACGCGGACGGCGGCGGCCTGTACCTGCTCATCGGCCCGACCGGGGCAAAGTCCTGGGTGCTGCGCTACCAGCGTGCCGGCCGGCGCCGTGAGATGGGTCTGGGCTCCGTCGCGGTCGTGTCGCTGGCAGAGGCCAGACAGGCCGCCGTGGCCCAACGCAAGCTGCTGGTGACCGGGGATGACCCCATCGCCACCCGTCGGGCCGCCAAGTCCGCCGGCGCGACGTTTGGTGAGGCGGCGGATGCCTACATCGCCGCGCACCGTTCCGGCTGGAAGAACGACGCCCAGGCCGAACAGTGGATCCAGTCCCTGAGGGACTACGGCCCAGCCCGAGCCACGCCTGTGGCCGAGGTGGACACCCAGATGGTGATGGCCTGCCTGCGCCCGATCTGGGAGAAGAAGACGGTCACGGCCACCCGCGTTCGCGGCCGCATCGAGCGGGTTCTGGACTGGGCCAAGGTCCATGGCATGCGGGAAGGCGAGAACCCGGCCAGGTGGCGAGGGCACCTGCAGAACCTGCTGCCCAAGCCGTCCAAGGTCACCAAGGGGCGGCACCACGCGGCCATGCCCTACGCCCAGATGCCGGCGTTGATGGCAACGCTCGCCGAGCGGGACGGCAGATCGCGGCGCGCGCTCCGCTTCACTATCCTCACTGCCGCCCGAACGGACGAAGTGGTCGGGGCGCAGTGGTCAGAATTCGATCTGGATGCCGCGGTCTGGACCATCCCTGCCAGCAGGATGAAAGGCGGCCGGGAACACTCGGTGCCGCTGACTGCCGCCGCTCTCGCGATCCTGAAGCCCCTGAGCCGGAAGGAGCCGCCCTTCAAACTGTCGGAGAACTCCATGCTGTACCTGGTCCAGAAGCCGGCACCTAAGGGCTTGGGGCTGCCCTACACCGTCCACGGTTTCCGCTCCAGCTTCCGCGACTGGGCAGCCGAAACGACCGAGACCCCGAACGAGGTGGTCGAGATGGCTCTGGCCCACGCCATCCGGAACAAGGCCGAAGCCGCATATCGGCGCGGCGCCATGCTGGACCGACGGCGCGTCCTGATGGAAGCATGGGCCATGTTCTGTGGCTACCAATGAATACTTCCCTACCCCCCGAATTCCACTGGCGCCCCCACGTCGGGCAGACCAAGGCGCTGCAGTACGGCCGGCACATGATCGCCATGGTGGATCCGGACGGTCCTGTGGCCCTGTCGACGCGGAACGTGGGCACCAGGAACCTGACCCGGAAGTCTCACCGCGACGGGGAGGCTGCCACCCGCTTCATCAACGCATGGGCAGCGAAGTGGCGGGACCAGATCGTGGCCCAGTACGACGGGCTTGGAGTTGGATCGCCCCTCGTGCCCCCGCCACCCACTGAGCCGCAGGCATTGCCGTTCCAGGTTCCGGCGAGGAAGCCGCGAAGGCGGCGGTAAGGCTGGGCCAGCTACGCAGCGATGCGGTGCTCGTAGTAGGGGTGCCGCTTGTCATCGAAGATGGCATACAGGGCCTGCAGGTTCGCAGGGTCCGGATTGAGCCAGGCGTCGACGTGCTCGGGCTTGATGTTGATGATCGTCCGGTCATGGCCGGCCGCGGCGACCTCCGGCTCCGGGTCGTCCGTGACCGCGGCGAAGCTCAGCAGGTCGGGCTCCTGCCCCTTCGGGTCTGTCCAGTGGGACCACAGGCAGGCGATCAGCATCTGCTCCCCGGTCCGGGGGGCGAACTCGAGCACGCGGTTCTCTCCGTCGACCTCGACGTGCTCGTAGAAGCGGTCGGCCACGATCAGGCCGTGGGTTCGGCCGAAGGCAGGCGCCCAGAACTTCTCCAGGCTGTCCCGGCGGGCGTTGTAGGTGCCCGGGAACTTGGTGTCGTAGAAGGCCGGCTTGCCCGCGAGGCGGCATTGGTAGCGCATGGGCTTGACCACCAGCCGGCCGCCCTCGCTCACCAGGACCGGGCAGTAGTAGCCGGGGAACATTCGCGAGTCCTTGGCTTCAGGCCGCGACCGCTTCAGGTCAGCGATCCGCCCCTTGATCTGCTCGATCTTGTTGCCGGCGATGCGCTTCTCGTTCTCCGCGGTCTTGGTCGGCTTGGTGGCCAGCTTCCGCTCGGCGTCGGCCAGGCGCTTGGCCTGGCGGAACAGCTCGGTCTCAAGCTGTGCGACGTCCTCGGCGTCCCATTGGCGAATCTCCTGCGCTATCCCAGCCACGTCGGGGTCGTCCGAGGTCAGGAACGATAGATCCAGCGCCCTCGGCGTCCTGGGCCGGCGCTCCTTCCCCTCGTCGTGCAGCCACATCTTGGCGAACGCCTTCTTGTCGAGCACAGCACCGAACTGGCGAACGAACTTGGTGTATGCCGCTTCGATCTGGGCTGAGTAGCACATGGGATCCTCCGGTGTTGACCGGAGGATAACGCCACCGCCGTAGGATCGATGCCATGACCCACCTGACCCGTTCACAGCTCGATGAGCTGCTCCAAGGCCTGCGCGACCAGGCCGCCCGAATTGCCCGGGAACTGCCCGCGGCGGACCTGGCAGATGCTATCGCCGGCGAGGCCGAGGCCTTGGAGCATCGGGTAGCGGCGAACGACTCCGACCACTTCCACAGCGAGGTCGCGGCGATCATGCTGGCGTTCGGGGCCGTGGAGCCGGAGGTGAATCATGAGTAGCCAGCGAGCCGACTACGACCTGGCCTTCAACGAGCTGCAGCATGCGGTGTCCGAGCACGGCCCCGGCCCAGAGCTGGATGCAGTCCTGGGAGCGATCGAGGACCGCCTAATCGGCCGGTATCCGGAGGACGAGCACGCGATCCATGAGCTGATTGCGTCGTGGCTGGTCACCCTGCGTGTCCAGACCAGCCTGCAAGGCTTCATTTGAGGTTGCCATGTTGAGCCAACAGGAGATCGAGAACCGGCTAGCGGAAATCGAAGCAGAGATACCCAGGCTCCGCCTGGACATGAACACGTTCTACCGGGAGTTTGAGGACCGGACGGACCGACTCTGTGAAGACGTCCGCGATGAGCAGCAGGAGTACGTGCTCGACCGCCTGCGAGAGATGGTCGACCGTGCCGGCATCAATGGGTGAGCCCTGGTCCCCGCTGCCCCGCGAGTTCTACCGGAGGCATCCCACCGCGGTAGCGCCTGAACTGCTGAACAAGATTCTCGTGCGCGCTGACGGGAGAGCTGCCCGCATAGTCGAGGTTGAGGCCTACGCGGGCAGTGAAGACCCCGCCGCCCATTCGCACCGCGGCAAGACCGCCCGGAATGCGACGATGTTCGGCCCGCCTGGCCACCTGTACGTCTACTTCTCCTACGGCATCCATTGGGGCAGCAATGCGGTGTGTGGCGACGTTGACGATGGCGCGGGTGTGCTTCTGCGGGCCGCCGAGCCGCTCTCGGGTCTTGACCTGATGCGGGAGGCTCGGGCTGCCGCCAAGCGCGACCGCGACCTGGCCAGCGGGCCGGGGAAGCTCTCTCAGGCCATGGGCCTGGATCGCTCGTTCGACGGTGCCGACCTTGTCACCATGGACCGGGGCGTCTCCATCGTGAGCGACGGCACACCGCCACCGGTGGACCCCGTGGTGAGCCCCCGCATCGGCATCAGCAAAGCGGTCGACCTCCCGTGGCGGTGGCACGTACGGGACCACGGCCACGTCTCCGGCAAGCGCTCTCCGCGCACGTAGCGAACCACGTCCCGGTGAGGTCCATGGGCGCCAGCTGCCCCCGCGTCCATGCGGGAGCCCGGCGGGGTTTGGCCTGGACTGTCAGTCGGCGCGCTGGTGCTGGCCGGCTCACAGTAGCCGGCCCAAGGTCCACGGAATGTCAGCGAACCCAGCACCGCGCTATCGGAGTAGGCCCTTGCCGCGGCGCGAATCCGGCGCACATGGCCAGGCTTCCGTGTGTTCTCCGTCGCACTTCGGGACTTTCGTTGGTCGAAGAAGCGACCGTTCCGAACCGGCTCCTACGTGAATCCGTAAATCGCCTAGGTGCCTGCGCTGCGGACACTTCCGCTCCGACCCCACCCTGCAAGTTGCCGGGACCGTTTACGCACGGCATACGAGCCGATCACGACACCTTCACTCCCACCCCCGCGTGCTCGACTTAAGTTCGACCTGCGGGGGAAGGCGGCAAGGAGTCTGATATGGGATACAGCGCGGAATACCTGACGAACGAAGAATGGCTTCAGCTGCAGGCGGCATACCGGCTTCACGGGAACGGGCCCGGCTTCTGGCAGGTGTATCAGAAGCTGCTGCATACGGCGTCCCAACGAAATGCGGGTGCGAAGGTTGACGTAGTAAACGAATTTGCGGGCGTGGCGGAGCGGATGGGAGTGCTGCCGCGAGCGATCTTGCTCCAAGCGCCTTGCTAGCAAAACGATGCGTGGGCCTCGCCCTTCTACTCTCACCATTACGGGCGAAAATTCCAAACGCCACCACGGCTCGCCCATATCGTCGTTAGGAAGTGGGCCACCCGGCGTCAACATCGTAGGCCTTCGCCGCTTCCATGGAGGAAATTCGACCAATTTCTTCATGGTGCGCGCGCTCAGCGCTGAAGCACGCCTGCACGTGGGTGGTGATCGCGTCGGCGATGCCCTGCAGGTCGGCCAGGGTGAGCGTCACCCAACCACTCTCCGCCTTGAAATCAAGCGTGGCTGGCGCACCGATCAAGGCGGTGGCGATCCGGTTCTGGTCCTCGATTCCGGTCAGCACCCGCACCCCGCCGACCGTGATTCCGCCGGTTTCGTGCTCCCAGCGCAGCGCTGTAGCGCGCTCGCGCAGCCGCTGCTTGGCTTCGGCCAGGTCTTCCGTGGCCGGCGGCGTCGGTGGCACCAGCTCGCCGGCGACCAGCAACCAGCCCGGGCCAGCGGCACCAGCTTCCATCGCTGCGTCGTAGCCCGGCAGCGTCGCGGCGAACGCCAGGTCCGCCTCGATGACGTTTGCGACCGCACCGGCCCGGATCAGCGCGATGCGACTCATGGCTCGGTATCCCAGTAAGTGATAGTGACTTCTCCACGAAACCCGTCGCCACCTTTAAACCCAGAAGACCCAGTCAGCTTTCCGCCTCCGCCTCCGCCGCACCCGGCGTTAGTTGCGGCATCGCCGTCTGCTGAGGTGCGGCCGCTTCCCGCTCCCGGTCCTCCAGAAGTAGACCCGCCATCCTGCGAACTGCCTGCTCCGCCGCCTGAGCACTTACCGTCGTACCCAACACTACCAGCACTCCTAATTGCGGAACTACCTGCCATGCCGCCGGGTGCGCTATCTATTACCAGCACCGCAGAGAGTGGTTGGGTTCCGCCCCCTGCCGCACCGCCGGGTGCGGTACTGCTCCCAGTACCGCCACCTTTTCCACCAAGCGCTGTTATCCCGTCAAACGTGCTATTGCCCCCATCCCCCCCTATAGAGCCAATGCTGCCAACCCCTCCAGCCCCGATAACCACGGCATATGTTTCCCCAGGTGCCAATTCATGGATACCCTGCTTCCTGCCCCCTCCGCCCCCTCCGCCCCCGGATGCTGCGGTAGTCGGAGCGGCCGGTGATCCACCACCAGCACCGCCGCCGCCAATGATGTCGTAATCAACGCTCGGCAATGCAGTTGCCGGAAACGTCCAGCTCTGGCTGGCAGTGAAGGTGACCTGTTTCCGGTAAAGCATACCGCCGCCTCCAGGCAACGTATCACCTGCAGGGAGCTGCACCGTCTCCCCGCCGACGCGCACAAGTGGACGCCGCTCGGTCACTTACAGCACCACGTAGTCGTAGTCGTCCGTGACCAGCTCCGTGGCGCTCTTGGCCATGCCCAGTTTCTGGTCGATCTTGCCGGTGTTGCCGGCGTCCGCCGCGTCCAGGGGCACCGCGATGACGCCCCCGGCAGTGCCCAGGTAGTAGTTGGTCCCCACGGTCAGGCCGGTGAGCGCGTCGTTGACCGAGTCGAGCGGGTAGCCCGTCCCTTCCGCATCCGCGGCGACGGACTCACGCACGAAGCCGTGGGCCGGGCGCGCGTTGGAGTTGTCGGCCAGGCGCGCCTTGAGGACCCCGCCGTCGGAGAAGCGGTTGTAGAACTTGCCGGCGCCGATCGCCTCGCTGGCGGTGATCGGCTCGCTGGGATCTGCGCCCGGGTCGTACATGGACGGATCCAGCTTTCCGTCGCTGCCCAGGGCCGGGATCTTGCCGGCGTCGCCAGCACCGGCCGACGCGGTGATCGGCGTGTACTGTTTGGTCTCGCCGGCGTTCCGATAGAGAACCTTGTCCACCATTTGCTTGCTCCTATGCCAGCTTCACTGGCTCATCGAAAGTGAGGTTCAGGCGGGTCGGCGAAGGGGCGTACCCGACCACGATTTCCCAGCCGGTGGCCGGCGGGACTTGGGTGAGCGCGCCGTTGGGCCCGGCGAACACGAACCCGGGGGACCACGACCAGCCAGCGTCATCGATCGATTCGCCGGCCTTGATGCTGATCGCGGCGCCTGCATCGCCCGCGGTGATGGAAATGCCCAGCATCCCGGCGACCGACGCCGCGTCCGTGGGATCGAGGTGGCGGACGCCATCGGCGCTCTCCGAGACCAGCCGCAGGGCAGATACCGTGGCCGCAGCAGGGCGAACCAGGGGGGCCAGCGAGACAACGGGATCACCGGCAACGCCGTCGGCGTTCTCCACCTGGATGCCCTCGCCGGCAGCGATCGAGCGCTGGTGCCACGACCCGTCGCTCCCGCGTACAGTCAGGCCCGCCCCAGCCAGAGCAGCCAGCTTCTGCAGGTTCGCCGGCACCTCCCGGATCAGCTTCCAGACGGTCGACGCGACTCCGCCGGTTGAACCGCCGGTGCTTCCGCCGGCCTGGCTGCCGGAGTTGCGGATCTGAGACTCCTGGACCAGAGAGCCGTCCGGCCAGCGCAGATCCTTGCCGACGGTTGCCCCGTTGGTGCCATCGCCGCCGACCCGGACAACGCGCCCGAGCTGGTCCTTCAGCTTGATCTTCGTCCCGGCCATCACTGCGCCACGTAGGCCCGGATTACGGCTTGGCAGGCCGCGAGCTGGTCGTCTGCGTCTCGGCCGGCTCGAACAACAGCCCCCGCAAATTCCGCTCGGCGCTGGGCGGCCGCATCACGTTCGCGGGCGGCGGCACTGGCGTCGGACAGACGCTGGGTTTCGCAGCTCGCCCAGCCGTCGCGCAGCTGGAGATTGCCAGCACGCAGGTCAGCAACAACAGCATCAGCGACGGCCGGGGCCGCGGCGCGGGCTTGCTCATGGGTCTCTCCGATCTTGGCCAGGGTGTCGGACTGCTGGTGCTCGGCGCTGCGAGCGGTTTCTACGGCCTTGGTCTCGGCCTGGGCCTGCTTGGTGGCCTGCCGGCTCTGGGCCAGGTCGGCGGAGCGATCGCGCCACTCCCAGCCCGCCCAGAAGGACAGGCCGACGAGCAGGGCGGCGGCGTAGACCCGGTTCACTGCGGCCCCTCGCACATCGCGCGCTCATCGGCCCGCCGCAGGGTCAGCCCACGGAGCTCGCGGCCGCCGGCCTTGTTCCATCGGTCGAGCTCCGCACACGCCCCCGGCCAGTCGTTGGCCTGGGCCTTGCGCTGCAGGGTCGAGCCGCAGACAACCTTCGGGCCCAGGTTGAAGGCCGCACTCGTCAGGGCCGCCTCAACATGCCGCAGCATCGGCACGCCCATGCACTGGCGGACGTACCCGTTCGCCTCGGCCATGTCCTGTGCCAGCAACGCGTCGCACTCGGCGCGGGTGTACCGCTTGCCGGCCTGCACCGTCTTGGTGTGCCCGTAGCAGACCGTCAGCACCCCGACGCTGTCCCGGTAGGGCTCGTACCGGACGCCCTCCCACTTCTGGATCAGTGGCGCAGCCAGGGCCAAGACACCCGCAAGCGCCACCGCGGCGACGCCTCCGCCAACCGCCTTTGCCTTGGCGTCAGTCATCGGAGTCCCCCTGCACCGGGTCGAACCGGCGGCCGGAGAGCATCAGCTTGTGCAGCTCACTCTTCCGGCGGTTGTCCAGAACCTTGAAGTAGACCTGCACCAGAAGGCCCAGGAAGGCGATGAACAGGCCGCCGAACGCGGCAATCTCGTTCGCCGTCAGCCCGCCGAAGAACGCAACGCCCCCGCCGCCGTAGGCGACCTTCTGCGCCACCGCCGCAATCGTTGCTTCCGCCGCCTGATCTTTCATGCCCTGCCCCGTTCCGTTTGGGACATGCTGGGGCAGGGCGGAAAGGGTTCAACGGAGCCTTCAGGGCTATCTAAAAGCCGGCCTGTCCAGACAACCTCCAATCAACGCCATCTTGGGATGCCAAGAACGCCCCCTCAGCAGCATCGAACTCAAATGAAATAATTTCGCCTTCTTGGCCATCCCACATTGTCAACTCATTGCCTTGCAGGGACCAAGTCTGGGCCCCCCACCAAAATCCTACGACAGTACAAAGAAGAGTCCCGTCATTACTGAACTCAATTTTTCCCCTGTATAACGGCTTCTCTCTTCTGCCATTGCTTGCAGCGAATTCCTGAGAAACAAGATACCTCTTGAGCGCATCTGGCGCTTCCTCGCAACCCTGCAGCACCGTCGCGCGAGCTTGCCATCCAGCAAGCTTCCTCTTAATAAGCTGGTTCTCCTGCCTCATATTTTCAATCTGCTTCTGATTTTGTTCACGGACGCGCCTATACGTCATTGATTCTTCGTAGCTAAGAAGCGCCTCATCCGCAGATCTACGCTCTGCCTGCTTGAGGCGTCTTGCTCGACTCAAGTTCCATTCGTAGACCAGTTCGGTTACCCATGGAAGCAGAAATATGTACACAAGGACGGAGATCAACGGCCCTCCAATGTTCATCCAAAGAGAGTAGGTCGCTGTTGGGTAAAGAATTTCATCTACGTATCTAAATTTCTTATCAACATCCATACTGGAGAAAAGCACGAAAACCAGCCGATGGTTCCACACTAGCCAGCTGATAATGAAGGCCCCCAGGAAAGGGCTATCCAAACGAGCCCGCAACGAGGCCTTCGCCTCTTCTTTGAGCATGGAAAAGGTACTACTAGCTTCGTCGGACATGGCCCCTCCTGTTTTGAGGCGGATTCTAGGCGGAACCTGAATGGAAAAGAAGAAACCCCGCTCTCGCGGGGTTCGTCGCTTCACATCTCGGGCCGCTGGATCACTTGCTGGCCAAGTGCTCCAGCCTCCCCCGAGCATCGCGGAGCAGCGACCGCAGCGCGATGTGGAGCCCTTCGGCCGCCAAGCCGGGCAGCGGCTGATAGGCATACCCGTCCTCACTCTGCACCTGCGCGGCGTGGATGGCATCCGTCATCAGCAAATCCGCCACCGCATCCGCTCCTTCGATCGCCTCACGGATGTACTGAACGCTTTGGTTCTCGTAGGGGGCGAGCCGCGGGTTCTCGCTCTCCGTGAAAAGGCGCGGCCTCTCGCCCAGGTGAAGGGTGACCACGTCGCCTTCGACCTCGGCCACCACCTCGTCGCCCGCCATCACTCGCTGCTTTACACTTCCGCTTGCCATGATCGTCACCTCGTATGACGGTTGTGGAAGGCCGGGCCGGGGATTGCCGTCCCCGGTTCGGCCGCTTTAATACTTGGACATGACCAACGCAAAATTGCGTTGGTTGACGGTCTGCACAATGCCCATGCAGACGATGGGCTAGGCCGCCTTAGGCAAGGACTTCTGCGAAAGGCCCCTGGCAAACTCGATCAGTCCGGCCTTGCGCTCTTGGTACGTCAGGCCCTTTGCGATCAGCACTGCATCCCGACGACGGATTTCTGCCAGCTTCCAGAGATCGGCCTCGCTCAAGGTCGATTCGTCAATGCCAGCAAACTGGCCGTTCAGCGCCATGTTGCAGAGGCGATGCTCGTTCATGAAGTGATGCCGCTTCGGCTCTTTCCCCGATTCGATCAGGACGTCGTTGAGGATGTCCGCCACCACCTTGCCTAGCGCCCGCTTGGAGTCGATGGCGACCACCCGGTCAGAAACGCCCTTGGTGAAAGCCCGATGCAGCGCCGCATAGCACTCCCGCTTGTAGCGGATCACCGCATCCTTGATCTCCGGCTTGACCTTCCTCGGGTTGACCGTGAACAGCCAGCCCTGAAGGTATTCCTCGGGGAGGCAGAGCATGTTGACGCGGTAGGCCTTCCCATCGGCTCCGTGCGAGGTCATCACCTTCTCGGTGACAACCTGCGAAAGAACCTCGTCGTCGAGAAGCTTCTGATACTGGCGCTGCCAAGCCAGCCCCATGCCCTCAACGACGGGCTTCATGGCCACCCAGGCAACACCGCCATCCAGAACGCCCAGCAGGGTAGCTCCAGCGAACTCCACGCGGATCGGATGACTGGTCATGCTGCCTTCTCCTTCTGCGCACCCATCTCCCGCTCGAACAACTTTCGGGCGATGTAGTTCACGGAGCGGTCCTCTTGCCTGGCCTTTTCCTGCAGCCAGCCCTTAATGGCGATAGGAACCCGAATCGCCACTACCACGGATGGTTCGTCCACAGCTGCCTCCTGTAAGGCAAATACGCCAAGCACACAGCGTGTATGGCATGTGTGCATCATACTTACACGAAGTAAGAAGTCAACAAGAGGGGACAAATATTTACGAGGCCTGTATAAAGCGGGGCAAAGCAGCCCGGCACTTACACACCATGGCAACGAAGAAATCCGCTAAGAGGCCCCCGGATCGCAAGACCGAAGTCCTCTCAATCCGGATCGATCCAAGGGTCAAATATGGTCTCGAGCTTCTCTCTAGGCTCCAGCGTCGATCCACCACCGGCGTCGTCGAGTGGGCCATTCAATCGGCCTTTCAAAGCGAGATCTTTGAGACAGCAAACGAGTACAGAGGCGAGACTCGTCTTGAAGAGGTAATGGATGAGCTTTGGCACATCAACGACATAGAGCGGATCGTTGCCTTGGCACTTCGCAAGGAGCAGTTGCTCACCTATGAAGAGTCGCGAATTTGGAAGGTTCTCTCTTCCACCCCTGCCTTCTGGACGAAGAAGCAACACCGCGACTTCGACTCGTTCCTTTGGGCCGAAGTCCTGAGCCACTGGCCCACGGTGGAGAGGCTTGTAAGCGAGGCCGTAGAGAAGCCCATCGTTCGGGGCTACACCGATGAAGAGCTTTTCAACCTGGGATTAGACCTGACAACAATGGACATCCCGTTCTAGCGACCTCACGGCCCGGTGGTAGGATCGCCAGGTCTACGGATCAGGGCGGCGAAGTGAACTGGAACGGCATCTCGGCTGGGCTGGCCATCGTAGTTGCCTTCCTCACTCCATCTCCCGCCAGCGGGCAGGAACGCCTTGTTACTGGCAAGGTCTACTCTTGCATGATGGATGGGATTCGCACCTACACCACAAAGCCAGTTGCTGGGTGCCCGGAACGGCGCGAGATCAGCTACTCATACATTGAGAGGCTTCTCAATCCAGGAGAGCGAGCCATCTATAGCTGCCGCGGAGCAGACGGGGTGCAGAGATACACAGGAGCGGCTGGCCCAGGGTGCCATTTCGTCGCCTCGTACTTTGAGAACTCACGGACCGTGACGCGACCATTGGCGTCGTATACGCCTTTGCGCTTCCACGGGTATCGCTGCACCCGAGATTGCAGTGGGCACCAAGCTGGTTACGAATGGGCCGAAGACAACGGCATCACCGATATGGACGACTGCGAAGGAAACTCCCAGTCCTTCATCGAGGGATGCCAAGCCTATGCAGAAGAACAGGGCTAGGTCGTATCGCTGATTACCGCCTTCATAGCCCACCGCCCCAACCCTGCTACCATCGCCTCACCCGCCACCCATAGCCGCCGCCATGCCTATCTGGGACAAGCACGAAGTGACCCCTGAAGCCAGGAAGCTGGTTGATCAGGCACGCGCCGAGGCCACGCTGGAGCGTCTGGAGCGGGAGAATCCGACGCGCTGGTATCACAAGCTTCTGTTCACCTGGTATGGCCTCGCGGCCCTCTTACTCCCGGTTGCCCTGATCCTGTCCGTCATGGCCATTTTTGGCCTGTTCCGATAGCGCATCGGCGATCAGCGCAACGTCCTCATCGTCGTTCTCCGCGGCCATCCTCTTCAGCACGTTGACCTGCGCTGGCAGAACACCCACAGGTAGTTCCGTGGCCCGGGCCAGCCATCGCACGAATCGCGGATTGGTCATGCCGCGCGCCACCGCATTTGCCAAAGCTCCGGTCGCAATCAGTGGGGCCGTGCCACCGAAGTTTCCTGATAGGACCATCATCCCCAGCGTGCCCCAGTAGCCTGCTGCCGCAGCGTTCGGACCGGTACCGGAAGTGCTGCGCAGGATGGCGTCGCTCTGCTTGATGCGCTCGGCGACCTGCGCGATCTTGGTGATGTTCTGGCTCATCTCCGGCCCGAAACGGTTGAACAGCGCGTGCTGGGCTTCGGGGCTGAGCTTGTTCCAGTTGGTCAAGAAGCTGGCGGCCGAGAAGACCTCGCCGGCCGTGTCCTGGCCACCCGGGTTGGCCAGGCCCATGCGCTTGATCACCGCGGCGGTAACGTCGCGCTGCGCGTCCTTGGGGAGCGAGCCCATGACCTGACGCAGGACAGTGGCGCCCTCGCGGGTGCCGGCGATCGCAGCCTGGAAGACCTTCTCCGGGCCGCCATTCCTGTCCACCACCCGCTGCAGCAGCTCCAGGCGGTCCCGTGAATCCGCGTAGAACTTGTTGGCGCGACGAACCGCACGCTCTGCGCTCGGCCCGGCCTGCTTGGCCAGCTCCTGCATGTCGTCAGTGAGGGCTCGATAGACCTTCCGAAGCTGGGCGGTCGGCTTGTCCGGGGTCAGGGTGAACGAGAAGGCCTGATCCCCCAGCTGGGTGCGGATGTCCTTGACGGCCTGGTAGGGAATGCCGCTGCCGCCCGACGCCTGCGCCGCGGAGATGTCCGCAGCGATGTTGTCGGCCAACGTCTTCAGCTCGGGGCTGATCATCGCGCCAGTGGTGTTCGCCGCGCCGGGGGTCGGCGTGGTCAGCTCCCTCAAGACCTCCTGCGTCCGGGTCAGGGCAACTGGCGCATCCGACGGTACGTGCTGGTCGACGCGGTCGTAGAGCTGGGCACGGAGGCCGCGCACGCGGTCCGTGTAGGCATCAACACCCCGCTCGATGGCTTTGCCAGCGCCTTCCGCAGTCGGGTCGGCGGACATGCGACGCGCGAAGCCCTCCAGCCCGGAGCTGATTTCGTCCCCCTGCCTGCTGGCAAAGCGTGCCATGACGCCACCCGAGGTCGGGCCGCCCGCCAGTAGCGTCTCGACACCCTGTCGCATCCAACTGCCCGTGCCTTGTCCGATCGACGGCGTCGAACCGAGCTGTTCGAAGTCATCGATCACGTTGGCCAGGTTCTGCCGGTTCTGTTCCCCACCTCGGAAGGCTCCGCGCAGGGTCATCGGCAGGCCAGCAGTAACTGCACTGGGCGCCAGCCCACCAGCGACCCCGGCGAATGCCTGGGCGAGCTCGCCGCCGCCCGCCTCACGGGTGGCACCGGATGCGCCGGCGCCGGCGGCGGAGCTCACGGTCTGCAACACCGGCTGCGCAGTAAGAAAGTCAGCAGCTCGTTGTGCCGCGGTGGGCGCATTGGCACCTACGCGGCTCACCGCACTGCCCGCTGCGGCCTGGGCCGGATTGGTGGCTGCCGCGCGACCAGCAAGCATGGATGCGCCGCTGCGGCCCGCGTTCAAAAGCCCACCCAGGCCCAAAGTCAGGCCCGTGCCGGTCAGCGCTTCGCCGATGTCGCCGGCAACGCGCTCGCCCGAGCTCTGCGGCTTCGGCAGGCCCAGCTTGTCGGCCAGCCAGGCGCCGGTGTCCCGGTAGCTCGCCGTCGGCACGAAGCTGTCCTTCCCGGTCAGCAGGTCCTCTAGCTTGGGCTTGTGGCCGAGGCGGCGCAGCGGATCGGTGATGGCGTAGTTGAAGGCATCACCACCCAGCGCGCCGATCAGTGAGCCAGCACCCTGCAGCACCGAGCGCCCCCCCATTGCCACGTCGCGCAGGAATCCCGGCTTCCAGCCATCCCCCATCACCTGGTCGGCCGTGCTGTCGACGCGTGCGGTCACGTCCGAGAAGTCTGGACGCTGAGCCTGGACGGCTGGGAGGTCGACAATGCGCGGCGCATCGTTCGGGACCAACTCGAACCCCGGAGGCAGAGGCGGAAGGCCGCCGGGCGCCGGCGCGGGCGGATCGAGGACGAAGCCTGGCGGAAGCGGAGGCGTGGTCATTGTGCGGGCACCCACTGGCCGTTGCGGAGTTCAAGGACCTGCCCCGTCTTGGGGTTGGTCGCTCTCTGGGGGGCACCGCCAGCCGGCGATACAGCGCCGGAGAACACGTCGCCAACTGATGCCTGACCATAGTTGCCGCGGATCATGCCGGCCTTGCGCTGCTGCAGGTCCACCGCACGGCGGTTGATCTCAGCCAGGCGCTGGAGGGCGCGCGCCGCGGTGGCCGCGTCGTTCGCGCTCATGAGCTCGTTCGCTGCACGCTGGGCGTCGCCCTCGGTCTGCACACCCTTGTTGAGTCGGAGCGACTCGTTGACGATCTTGGTCTTGTCGGCATCCCACTCCGTGAGCGCCACGTCGTTCGGCGTGGAGAAGCCAAGCGACGTTCTGACCTTGCCCAGCATCGCGCCGGCGGGAGAAATGCTCAGGCTCCCGTCCTGGATGCGTCCGGTGTGCTTCTGGATGATGTCGTTCATCACCTCGGTAGAGCCCAGCGCGTCCTCGACGTTCAGCAGCTCCTTCAGGGCGCCCACCGGCAGCGGCTTCGAGCCTGCGGCGGACGTGCCGCCAGGGTTCCACTGCCCGGACCGCTTCAGGCCGAACTCGGCAGCGTCGATCCCCGTGGCCTGACGGGTCCGCGCGGCGCTGGCGTAGCTGCTCGCCGCGGAGGCGTCAGAGGCGCGAGCGCGGGCAGCATCAGCAGCCATCCCCGCCCGCCCCTGCTCGGTGGTCGTGACGCCGTTGGCGCCGGCCAGGAACCGGTTGGCCAGCAGGTTCTGACCCTCCACCGTGGCCAGCTGCTGCGGACCGTTGGCGACGCCCATCAGCGCCGCATTGGCCCTGTCCCAGTCCCCCGCGGCGGCACGCGAGGCCGCATCGGACCGGAAGCCCTGCTCCTGCATGGCGCCCTGGTAGCCGGAGAGCTTGGTCGGGTCGACGCCTGCGGCGAACAGGGTGGCCAGGTCAGGGCTGCCGCCCAGCGCCTGGATGGCGCTGCCCAGCCCGCGGCGAGCCATCATCTCTTCGCGCTTCTTGGCAGCGTCGAGGACCAGCCCCTCCATCCGCGCGGTATCGATCATGGATCGGCTGTAGGCACTGTCGCCCCGGCCGAACGCGCTGGCCAGGTCCATACCGCCCTGGATCAATCGGCTCAGGTCAGCCATTCATCAGCCCCCACTTCGCCTGCAGCTGGCGATTCAATGCGTTGTTGGCGGCGCCGAAGTCGCCCCCTACCTTGGCCTGCGTCTGGATCTGCGCCAGGCCCGGCTGGCCCATCCCGGACTGCGCCGCGAAGCCCGCGCCGGCTCCCATCAGGCTGGAGGCCATATCGACCCAGGGATTGCGCTGGACGCCGCGCAGGCGCAGCTGGGCCAGGTAGTCGTCTGCACGGCTCCGGCGGCCGATCTGGTCCAGCTCCATCGCCACACGCGCGTCCGCGACACCCTCGCGCTGCCGCTGCTGTGCCGGCGCATCGATGCGAGCCATCAGATCGGCAGTCCGTGCGCCGTAGTCGCCGATGCCCAGCGCCGCGTCGTTGGCGTCGACCTGGTACGCACGGCTCACCTGTCCCACCTGGCCCAGCCCGCGCTGTGCGTTGGCCTGGGCGGCACGCACCTGGTCCAGATACTGGCTGCCGATGGCGGCGCGCTCGTTCTCCGCGCCTTGCGCCGCGCGCTCGCGCATGGCCTCGGCGATCGCCTGATCGGCTTCCTGCTGCCGGACGCCCTGCTGCCGGATCTGGCCGGCCAGGATGTTGTCCTGCTTCTTCTGCGTCTGCCGGGTGTTGTAGTAGTTCGCGCCCGCACTCAGTGCCGTGAGCGCCAACGGAACCCAAATTGCCTCAGTGCCCATCAGCGGCCCCCAGCGCCGTAGCCGAAGCCCGGCGAGTAGTACAGGTTGTAGAAGTCCCGGTTCGCCCGGCGCGTTTCAGCCTGGTCACGGCTGGCCTTGGCGATGGTCCCGACGCCCGAGAACAGCTCGCCCAGCGCGTCGGCGTTGAGCTGCGATCTCGCGCCGGCCAGGTTGTTGCGCAGTGACAGCGCGGCATTGTTGGCCCCGGTGGTCATGTCCGCGCCCGTCTGCGCCAGCTGGATCAGGTTCATCCGGCTGGTCTCGTCGGCGTTGCGCAGCTCGTTGGCCGCGCTCTGCGCCAGGCGATCGGCGGTCAGGATGCCCTGCTGGTAGTCCTGGCCCAGCTGCCGGTTCGCGTCGACGGACGCCGAGCCGCCGGTCAGCCCGTTTCGCGCCATGGCGAAGCGCAGGCTGCGGTCCGCCGCGTCGTGCTGCCGGTCCAGGTTCTGCCGGTAGAAGCTGCGGCTGGCCGACAGGAAGTCGTTGATGTCGGCCTCCCGCTGCGGGCTGCCGTAGATCTGGTTGATCTGCTGCATCGACCGGTTGATGTTGGCCTGCCGCAGCCCTTCCTGCTGGGCCGCCTGCTGTGCTGCCTTGTTGGAACCGCCACCGGCGCCCATTACTCACCCCTCAGCTTCGAGAAATGGGCGATGTCCTCGCCCTGCACACCGAAGTGGCGCCAGACGCCCTCCGGCCGGAATCCCAGCGACCGCTCGAACCACTCGATGGCCTTCTCCCGCGTAGTGATGGCGCTGGTCTGCAGGCGATGTGCGCCCGCCTCATACAGCCGATCCATGAGCCAGCGCGTGGCCTTGGTCATGGCGCGCCACTGCTGGGCCCAGCCGTCCTCGGTGCCGACCATCCAGGCCTGCCACACGCCGGCACCCGCCGGCTGGAAGCCGCCGGCGGCGGCGGGCAGGTTGTCGCCCTGCAGGACGGTGAAGGCGAACCCCTGCGACTTCTGCGCCGTCTCGATGAAGAACGCCGCAGCAACGTCCGGCGAGAACTCAGCCAGGCCCGTGACGGCCAGGAACTGCGCCTGCTCGTCCGCGCGCATCCGGTCCGAAAGGAACACCAGATGCGCCGGACGGCAGGGGACGATGTTCGAGGGAAGGCGAGCGGGCAGCATGGACGTATGCTGCTGCCCGCCGGAGGGGGTTCAACGGAGTCAGGACATGCCGCGCAGGTCCTGGAGGTACAGGCCCAGCGCGTTCCACTGCCAGGGTTCGCTGCCGTCGTAGGTCAGCTTCACTGACAGCGACGGGGCGGCCAATGGCATCGGGATCACCATTCCGGGAACGGTATCCGCTGGCACCGTGTACCCCGGCGTGAACAGGCCACCGTTGCTCTGGTCGATGCCGAATGAGACCGACACCCCGCCCTGGCCAACGATGTCGAAGCCGTACAGCATCTTCGTTACGCCTGGCTGCCCGAACTCGAGCCACGGCCACTGGATCAATCCTTCGAACGGGACGACCTCGAACGTCCAGCCGTCCCGCTGAATGCCGATCTCGTCACCGGCCGCTTCACCGATGCGGTGGATGAAGTCGCCGGAGCGCAGGTAGAGCAGGTCGCCCGCGATGGCCCAGTCATCGATCGCATAGGGGAAGGTGTAGCGCGACCAGGCGCCCACCTGCCCCATTCGGGTCATCGAGTAGACGAACACCTGGGCAGTACCCGGGATCCACATTTCCCCTTCCCAGTGGCCGTAGCTGTTGAACACGAGCCAGTACTGGCCCATCGCAGGGTAGTACAGCGCCAGCGGTTCACTTCCAGCCGCCATGGCTTCCTGCACCAGAGGGTCGATCGGCATGCCCACGTCACCCGCTTGGAAGTTTGTGCTGCTGGCCGCGATACCGACCGTGCGGACACCCTGCGACGCCAGGAAGAACAGGTCGTTGGATACCGGGGCGATTGCATGATGCTGCGTGCTACCCATCGGCAACGCGTCCAGCAGCGCCATGTTGGCCGGGTCCTCGTCCACCTGCCAGAGCTGGAAGGCCTCGGCGTTGAACACGATCAGGTTGCCGCGGTACAGCCCCATGGCCGTGACCGGGTTCGCCCCGTAGTTCTGCAGGCCCGTGGGCAGGTAGCCGGCGTCGTTGTCCGTCGACCAATCCAGCGGGTTGACAGTGGCCGAGTAGCGCACGATGTCGTCGTCCCCGCAGAACACCTTGGACGCGGCAATGGCCACGATCTTGGTGTTCGGGCAGTTCGGATCCTCCACACGACGCGAGACGGCCCGCAGGGTGACGGTGCCGTCCTTCACCATGCCGCCTTCTTCCTCCGGCCACTCCGGTTCCGTGTCGCCGCTGATGTACAGGGGCTCGGCGGTCCACGCCACGCGGGTGGCGGCGATCGCTTCCCATGTGACCTCGTTGTCGACCACCTGCTGGCCGAGTACCGGCGGCCAGGCCGGCTCGCTGGCGTCGGAGAACCCAGACTCGGGCTGCACCGCCTTGTAGGCCAGATCGGCGGGAAGCCCGGCAAAGGTTCCCTCCACCCACAGGTTGCCGCCCCAGATCGCGTGGTTGTGGTCCGCGACAGACCAAAGCTCGATGCCGGCCCTGCAGTAGGCCGCACCTTCAGGGCAGATGGCCTCGCAGGTTGAGCGATGGACTGCGCCGCCGGCACCGCTGTCCACCTGGTTGCCCTTGTCGATCCTGAGCAGGACGTTGGAAGCACTGAACCAATGCACCTCCACCCAGCCCCGCGTTGCGCCAGCGACAGAGGCTCCCTGGTCGATCAGGCAGGCGGCCGTGATCTTCTTGCCGACCGGGACCACCAGCTTCGTCTGGTTAAGCGCGCCGCCGCCGGCCTGGTTGCCCGGCAGTTCGACGTAGGTGCGCCAGCCCCCCTTGGAGACATGCTCGGAGTAGAAGGCCGAGCCGGTGAAGTCCCAGTTGTTCGCTCCGTCGGTGAACTCTCCGTTCTCCACGGACGTTGCCGTGGGAGCCGGCGCAGTGATGGGAACGACGATGTCGCCAGGCTGGTACAGGGTGCCGGATTGCCAGACGGGATACGCCATTACTGCGCCTCGCTGCTGTTCGAAGTCGACCGGGAGCCACTGCCGTAGCGCTCCTTCACGGATGAAGGCACAGGGGTGGTCGGAGTGCCCGTCTCCTGGTCGACGGTGTAGGGGTTCCGGTTGCTGACGTCCTCGATGACCGTCTCGCCAGGATTGGTCGGCCACGTCGGCTCCACCGTCCCAGAGCGCGGGCTATCACCCACCGTCTCGGTGACCGCGTACCGGTAGCCGTTGTCCACGACCGGCACGACGACATCGCCCAAGGCACGGCCGACGTTGGGCGCCCAGGGGGTGTACCCGGCGCGATCCGACTCGACGCGGTAGGCCATCCCATTGCCCTCGGTGGGGCGAACGAGCGTTCCCGGGAGGTAGATGTGGTTCGGCTGCCAGACCTCCCCCTTCTCCAGCCAGTAGTGGCGGATGAGGCCATCGGCAAACTCGGCCACCACGTACAGGTAACCGAGGAACGGCAGCGCGAAGTGGATGTCCTTGATGGCGGTCGCCGGTGCCGTGGGGTGCCGGATCACCTCCACCTCGACCCGCGGGTCGCCGAAGTCGACCACCAGGTGCGAGAACACGACGAATTTTCCTTGGAACCAGACAAGCCCCTTCGTTCCTGGAAACAGGACATCATCGATGCGGGTGCCTTGGCGGCTCCTGATGGTGCGAGCTGCCGTCACGTATCCATTCAGCAGGTCGTACAGAGAGTCCGGCGATGCTCCGCCCTTGTCGCGCAGGCGGGTGATGCCGGCCTTGACCGTCGTGAGTGCCTGGCTGCGCATCCTCAATCCTCCTTCAAGACCGGGCGCACAGCCGGCGGCGGCATCGCGCTGCCGGGGATGTACCGCCGGGTGTGATGGGACCCGGCAATGAGGCTGCGCACGTAGGCCGTCGCCTGCGCGGCGTAGTTGCCAGCGTCGGGTTGGCCGTAGTGCGCCTTGGCATTGGCCAGGGCCTGCAGAAAGATCGCTTCGGGATCGATCGTCGTCTCGTCGCCCTCACTGTCCAGCGGCAACAGGCCGAAGTGCCCCTTGATCCGCAGGACCCACGTGGCGTCGACGGGCGCAGGCCATACCTCGATGCACTGCCGGACCTCGTAGTGCGACGGGATGCCCGGACCGGGACTGCCATACATCACCGGATCGATCCCGCAGATCAGGGGACGCCAGCACAGATCGCCCTGGGAAACGCCCACCCAGGTGACCATGCGAGGATCCATGTGCTTCTGACATGCGTCCTCGTTGCCCGAGAAATCGTAGAACCGAACGCCCGGCTGCATCTTCCAGGCATAGAACCGCTCCAACCGGAACACCGGGTAGCGGCGGTAGAGCATCTCCTGGGCATTGCGGATGAAGTCGTCCAGCAGCTCAGCCATGCCAGGCGGAAGAGCACCCATCGCGACCTGGGTGGCAAAGCCGAGCCGCGTGGCAATGCGGCTACGCATCTGCTTCAGCGTGGTGCGCGGGTAGTCGTCGTCGCAGGCGCAGTTGTAAACAGTGGTGGGCTCCGTGGGATCGGGCGGATCGGGAGCATCCGTCCAGGCCTCCACGAGGAAAGCGTACGTTTCCAGCCCATTGGTGCGCACCGCTGCGGTGTAGTAAATGGAGCTGGTTGCACCGACGACCGCCTCAAATACAGCGGGCAAGAACTCAGACTGCGGCGCCGCTTCGTTCTCGATGAGATTATCTTCGCCATTTTCGCCGTACCAGCGGAACCAGGCGGGATATCCTTCGAGGGACGTAAGGTCGTACTCCAGCACGGTGATGCGAAGCCTTAGCGAGGACGTGGGCGCGTCAATCTTCCAGTTCGCCCGGCCAGTTGAGCCATGCGCAGTGGTTCTTACGACGGAGTCAGAACCCAGGGTCACATCAACGTCACCAGCACCTCCATCCCAGCCGAATGAGTAGGCGACCCCACTGTCTACGATTGGAACCCAAGTCATAACGCTCTCCCTACATCAAGAAAGGCCGGCCGGAGTCACCCCCGACCGGCCGCCGTCACCGCCGCCAGCGGGTCGGGTTACTGCTTGCGGGACTCGCTCTCGTCATCGATCGCGGCCAGCAGATCTTCACGGCCCTGCCCTTCGGCTTCCGCCGCCTCGATGGCAACCAGGTCCGCATCGCTCAGGTCCTTCAGCTTCTCGGTGATGGAGGCCACATCGCCGGCCAGCAGCTCGGTGAAGTCAGTGGCCACTGCCTCATCCTTGGCAGCCTTCGCCGCGGCCTTGGCAGCGTTCTTCTCCGCCCTCTTCTCGGCAGCAGTCTTGGCCGGTGCAGAGCTCGTGGTCTTCGCCGCAGCCTTGGCAGTCGACGGCTGGCGGCTGTCGATGAACTTCTCCAGGTCCCGCTGGCGGTTGAAGTAGCGGGCGCGGGCCGCGTCGGAGTCGGCATTGCCGCCGTACTTCTTGACCAGGCCGGCGAATGCAGCGCCGACGTCGAAGTCTTCGACCTGCATTTCCTTGGACTCCAGCTCGGTCACCAGCTCCTCGCCGTAGATCTCTTCGAGGATGGGCTGTTCGAACTCCGGCACGGTGGTCGGGAGCTTGGTGCTGGCGTCACGGTCGATCAGGAGCGTGACGAAGGTGAGGATGATGGACTTGGCCATTACTGCACGCCCTCCAGGGTGATGGGGCCCGTGGCAGCGGCGCCCAGCTTGACGAACTTCGGCAGGTCGGCGATCTCGACCACCGGACCCTGCGTCGCGGTCGCGCTCAGCAGCGTGACCCAGCCCGCGTCGCCGCTGGCCGGGGTGGCACCACTGGCCAGGCCCGGATGGCCCTGCAGCAGCACGCCGCTGCTGACCGAGGCGTTGCCGCCAAGGTGGGCCAGCCCTTCGCGCCCCTCCCCGCCCAGCAGCGGGGTCTTCTTCAGGGCAACGATGTTCGTGCCCTGTACGGTGATGGTGTTCGGCATTTCTTTCTCCTGGCCGGCGAGGAATGCCCCGCCGGCACGTTGGGGGTAATCAGGCGATGCTGAAAACCGCGTTCGAGTTACGCTTGCGGCAGGTCAGGCCGTAGTCCGCGGTCAGGCCGAAGTAGTACGTGTAGCGGTCGTACACGCGCGGCGGGGTGCGGCGGATCATCCAGCGGCCCTTGACCGGGCGCAGGCGCAGGGCCTTGCTGTTGAGGAAGTAGCCGCGCTTCTTCCACGGATAGGTGATCGCACCCAGCTCTTCGTCCAGGGCATCGAAGGTCGGATCCCACACCACCGGCACGCCCTTGAAGGCCAGCGCCTTGGTGCTCGGGTCCAGCGTCACGCCGCCGGTCGACGCCTGGCCCAGGTTGATCTGGCGCCCCATGACCTTCAGCGCGTCGGCCTGGAGGGCGTCGTACATCGCCGAGCCCACGACGATGAAGTCGGGGTTGCCCAACTTGCCGTAGGTGATCGTCTGACGCCACAGGGTCTCCAGCGTGGAGATCAGGTTGCCGGCCGTGGCCGTGCTGATCCCCATCACCGCCCAGTTGCGCCACCACGGGGTGGTCGACGCATCGATGCCACCGATGACGCCGGCATTCGGCGTGGTGCTGACCAGCGCGTCCAGGCCCGGCACGGCCTTCGGGTTCGCCGAGCCGTCGAGGTGGACCTCGCGGTCCCAGTTCTCCTGGAAGCCGTCCTTCAGCGTGGTCCAGCCTTCCTGCAGCTTGTCCACGATCTGGATCTTCTCGGCATCGGTCATCTGCGCCGACTTGTCGTCGGTCAGGATGATGCCGTTGTTGGCCAGCTCGGTCTCGTTGAGGCTGAAACCGTCGTGGGCTTCGAAGTGCTGGAAGGGCGCCAGGCGCACGGTGTCCTTCCGGTTGAACGTGACCTGGTCGTCGCCGGAGTAGTTCTGGTAGTTGCTGTCGTTGGTGAAGCGCACCTTCTCGTTAAAGATGCCGTTACCGAAGACCGTCTCGGTCTTCTTCTCGATCAGCCACTTGGCCAGCGGACGTTCGCTGGTGAACTGGTCGATCGGGTCGTCAGTCGCATAGGACTGCATCTGGTAGTTGGCGCCGGACGCCAACTGGGCGGGAGTCAAAGGCATATCGCACCTCGGAGGGAAAGAGGAAGCCCGAATGGGCGTGGTCTCTCGCGTTCCGAGGGCGCGACTCTCGTTTCAGCGCTACCGGCGGCGAACCCGGCTTACGTCACTCGCGATGCCGGCGTTGGCCGGCTGCATCGCAATATGCGCCAGCCGGCATGGCAGTCAACGGGTCAATCCATCTCTATGACTGGCCCGAACGACTTCTTCTTCGTCGCCCCACATCTCTGGCAGGTTGGCACCGGGGGCACGAGACCGCTCCACATCTTGGGAGCGGATACTGGGCCCTGACACTTGCTGCACGTCCCAATTACCTCCGTAACGTAGAGCTTGCCAATCGTGTGCAGCGTTTCACGCTGATCCATGTGCGTCTCCACGATCACCTCCCCTGCGTCTTGGCCAGTTGCACCCCGAAGTCGAAGGCGTTCTCCTTCGTCGGGGCCTTGCTGAGGTCCACACCGGTGGCGCGGGCCGGGTTGTTGGGCGCCGCTGCCGGCTGGCGCTGCACGGGAGGCGCCACCGGAGCGGGTGCGGCCAGGTAGGCCTTCTGGATCGCCGCGGCCCACTGCTGGGGCGGCAGGCTGTCCTGGATGACCGCGACCATGGGCTGGATGGCCTTGAACTTGGCGTCGAAGTGCTGCGGGTCCGCAGCGCGAAGCTGGGCGCCCAGCACCTGCACGTCCTGCATCGCCTGCTCCTGCGCCAGGTTGGCGGCGTGCGACTGCTCCATGGCCTGCCGCTGGCGCTGCTGGCTGTCCTGCTGCAGGGCCGAAGCGCGACGGGTGCGGATCAGCTCTTCCGCTGCCGCCTTGGTCATGTCACCGTCGGCCACCTGCTTGGCCAGCTCGGGATACTCGGCCAGCGGGTCGTAGCCCGGTGCCGGCCGGCCCAGCTCCTTGGCCAGCCAGGCCATTTCCTGCTGCATGAAGTCGTAGGCCTGCGCCATCGCGGCCGGGTCGCGCGAGTTGATCGCTGCGAGGTAGTTCAGCGCGTTGCCCATCTGTTGCGGATCGGCGCCGGTGGACTTGATCGTTTCCTCCCACTGCCGGCCGCGCTCGGCATCGGGGCGCAGCGTCTCGGCCTCAGCCGCGCGCTCGCTCAGTTCGCGGAAGCGCTTCTGGGTACGCTCGTTCGAAATGCCCAGGTCCTTGATCTCGGCGTCGATGGCATCGGGCTGGTTCGCAGCCTCCGCAGCGGCAGCTGCAGCCGCCGGGTCCGGCTCACCACCCTCCCCGCCCTCGGCGCCCGGTGCACCAGCGCCTGCAGCGGCAGCGGCAGCGCCTCCATCAGCGGTAGCCGCGAGGTCTGCAGCAGCCCCATCGGCGGCGGCAGCCGGCGCGCCACCGTCCTCCAGCACTTCCTGCTCGCGGGCCTTCTCCACGCCCTGGCTGAAGGCGTCGAGGGCATCGGTGTCGATGGCACCGTCATTGCTGGCGACGGTGGCAGCGGCCTGTGCAGCAGCTGCGGCAGAGCCGTCATCCTCGACGGCAATGGTGGTGTCCGGTTCGTTCTGGTCAATACGCACGTGTGTGTCCTCGCTGGCGGCGTGGGGGGTCAAACAGGGGTGATTGCCGGCGGCGTCATCGCAGCCGGGTCGAGCATTGCGGGATCGATGGGCGGATCACCGCCGGCCGCACCTGCAGCCATCGCCGGGTCAATGGCGACCTCGCCCGGCAGACCAGGGGCAACCGGTGCGGGCGCCTGGGGAATGAAGCTGTACGGGTCGATGCTGGTATCGCCGGCGCGCTTCACCGTCTCCACGGCCAGCTGCTCGAGGCAGTTGGCGATGTCCAGTGGCGACGAGCTGCGCATCTGACCGATCTGGATGGCGGACTGCTGAAGCTGCGGCAGCAGGATCGACCACTGCTGCTGGCGCAGGGCCGTGGCAGGCTTCCCGGACGACCCCGCCCGGATGTCCACCTGCACCACCATGTCCAGCATCTCCGGCTCGGGGACGTTGAACCACAGCGCATCGGCGCCGGCCCAGTTCGCCGCCTCGTCCTGCGTCAGCCCGTTGGGTGAAACCGCCAGCTCGGCGGTGTAGACGGCCAGCTCGGAGAGCATCTCGTCCAGGCTGTCGCGGGCGTAGCCGATGCGAGACTCCGTGCCCTGCTGCTGGATGTCGGCCTCGGTCGCGGTCTTAGCGGTCTGGATGCTGGAAGACAGCGCCTCCTGCACGCCCCAGATCATCTCCAGCTCCGCGCGGATCTGCTGGGTGTCGTAGAGCGCCGGGTCGATCTGGTTGTAGCTGATCGGGAACACCACCTGGTCCGGACGCTGGCCCTGCAGGTCCAGCCCCACCATCTCGCTCACCACTGCGCCTTCGAGCTTCTTGGCGTCGTGCGGGTCCAGGGCTCCACGATCGAAGCCGGTCTTCGGAATAGCGCGGCTGCGGTGGGTCCGGTAGTTGGTACGCGTGCGGTTGTACTCGTCCAGCAGCGAGCGCGATCGGTCGACCAAGGACTGTGGGTGGCGTGCGCCGTCGTTCCAGATCACGGCCCAGCTGAAGAACGGGTAGAAGCGCGTGGTCCGCTGCTCCGGCTTGAACGGCTGGCGCAGGTAGCGCGGGCAGCCCTCGGCCAGCGTGATGACGTGCCCCGTCTCCTTGTTCCACAACTCCCACACGCAGACGCAGGCCTTGCTCGTGTCAGTGGCACCGGCAGGACCCTTGGAGAAGGCGTCCGCCTGATCGCCCCGGGCCGCACCGCCGAAGCCCGCACCGTCTGCAGCCTTGCCCGGAATGCGGAAGTAGGCCGTTGCCGATCCCAGCACGTCGGCGACCTCGGGGTACGCTGCCTTGGCCTTGTCCATCGGCATGAACAACCGTTGCGCGATCCACGGACTGTCCACGTACTGCTGCAGGCACGCGCACTCGGTCGCCACCTGGATGTCCTCTGCCCGCACGAAATCGATGCACAGGGCGTTGAAGATGATGCGCTCGGCCTCGTCCTCGGCCTGCTGCAGGCGCTGCTCGAGCTCTGCGCGCTGTGCTGAGTCGTCGCCCACCATGCCCTCGGCCAGGGCGCTCTGGAGCTGGCCGATCGCCGCCAGACTGGAGCGCAGCCCAGCAATCTCCTGCTGCAGGGCCGGGTTGCTGCCCGTCTCCCGGTGCCAGGCCGCCTTGAGCCAGCCGATTGCCACGCTCAGGCCGGAGCGCACCAGCGGGTCGGCCGCGGCCTTCAGCTTGCCCTTCTTCCAGAGCCTGCCGACGACGATCTCCAGCGTGGTGGCGAAGGCCTTGGCCTCCTGCTTGATGCGCGGGGAGACCGCCTCGGCCAGCTCCACGCTGACCTCAGGGTCACGGGCGTACAGGAAGGTGGTCAGGATGCCGACGTAGGTACCGGCGATGGGCACACGCACGTCGTACACGTCGGTGTTGGCCTGCTCCTGGCAGTAGGTGCGGTCCTTGGCGTAGCCCTCCCGAGCATCCTTGTCGAACTCGCGTGCTTCCTCGATCCGCTTCAGCCAGGCCTTGACCGCGCCTTCTTCCTCCAGCACTGCAGCAGCCTGGCGCTCGGCTTCCGCCTGCTCCATCTCGTCTGCTTCGATCGCCTGGGCCAGCTGGTCGCCTGGACCGGTCATAGCATCTTCCTCTTCCGTTCCATCGCGTCGGCTGCCTCGCCGTTGTGCTCGAGCCATTGGCGGCTATAAGGCGTGATGACCCGACCCCGTTCAACGGAGGTCGGCGCCCTTGCGCTGGCGATGGCCGGGAACCGGCTGTGGATGAAGTAGCCCAGTGCGTCCGGCGGGTGATCGAAGCCCGTGGTCTTGTCCGGCATGCCGTTGGCGTCGTAGGCCTGCTTCTCCAGCGCCTCGGTCAACTTGGGGCAGCCAACCGGGTTCACCCGCAGGCGGCGCACGCCCCTGGCATTGCAGAGCATCGCGTTGACGCTCACCACGCGGGCGCGGATGCGGGGGTTGGCCGGCGGCACCCGGACGACGAACCCGGCCGCCCGCAACAGGCCCAGGTCGGACACGCTGGCGTTGTTGGTGTGCGAGCTCTCCCCGCTGGCGTCGGGGTAGACCGCAATGTGCCGATCGCCGAACCGCTCGCGCAGCGCGACGATCATGGCCGGCGTGTCCCTGACGCCCGTGAACTCTTCCAGGGCCAGCGGTTGGCCGGCCCGGATCACGCAGACGATGGCAGTCATGTTCATGACGTTGAAGTCCATGCCCACGTGGAGCCGGTCGTCGTCGCGAATGGTGGCCAGGGTGCCGTTGAGCTTGCGGTCGTAGGCCGCGTACACCGAGCCGCTGGTCAGGTTGACGAACAGGCCGTTGATGTAGGCCTTCACCAGCTGCGCCGGGTACGTCTCGAACAGGGACTCGATGTAGTCGTCCGGCAGGTTGATCTCGTTGTCGTAGGTGCTGGCGTGGACCTTGCCGTACAGCTCGGCCTTGGCCGGGTCCTGGCCCGGGATCTGCTCGAACTGCTCGTAGACGAAGTTGAAGCCCTCGGGCGTCGTCGTCACATCGATGCCGTTCTGCAGGCCGGGCGCCTTCACGCGCAGGCGGGCAATGATCTTCCGCCAGGCGTCATGTGCCTTCCGCTTCTTCAGCGTGTCGATCTCGTCCACCAGACCGCGGCCGATCTTGAAGCCCACGATGCTGGCCGGGTTGTCCATCGACCGGCAGATGGCCGTGCCGCGGTACTGCCGGCCGGCGTACAGGTGCACCTCCTTGTTCGACTGGTTGATCTGCGCTCGCAGCCCCCAGTCGAAGGCCACCTCTTCGATCGTCGGGTAGAAGATGTCGCGAATCTGTGGGTAGCTGGGCGCGAAGTAGCCCGTGGGGATCCGCGGGAACTCCCAGGCATGGCGGCACAGTGAGCCGCACCCTACCCACGTCTTGCCCGAGCCGAAGCCCCCTACGAATGCCCGGAACTTGTGCGGCAGCTGGAGGAACTCTGCCTGCGGCTGGTTAAGCGTCGGCACGCTTTCGCCCACTGACCACGTTGACCGTCACGGCAACCGGTGGTGGCAAGTCGTCGTCGTCCTTCTCGCCCTCGTCCAGGCCGGCCAGCTTTGCCTTGCCCATGGTTGCTTGGACCATCGCGGCGCCCTGCTCCCGCTTCTTGGCCACCTGGCGCGCCTCTTCCAGCTCGGCGACCAGGCTGGCGATGGTCACCCCATGTGCGGCCAGTGCCACCCCACGGAGCTCATCAAGCCTTGCGGCGATCTTGGGGTTGTCCAGCAGCTCCTTCGCCGAGCGGTTGATGGTCTCGGGCTTGGCCTTCTCGGCGCTGTAGCACTGCCGGTAGGCCTCGCTGGCGTTGCCGCTCTCCAGGTACCGCTGGCAGAACGCCTCCTGCTTGGGGGTGAGTCCCGTCATGGGCTCAGCCTCCCGATGCGGTGGATCGCCGATTCCCGGAAGTCATGGCGTCACCGAGGGTCACGGCCCCCGGCCGGCCGCACGCGGCCTCTTCCGTGTCGGCTGCGGGCTGTTGTCGACACCTGCCCGCTGGTCGGGCTGGTACTGCAGAGAGCGCCCCGGCCGGCGCTTCGAGATACGGATCGATGGTGTTGGGCGTCTGGCGGTCGCTCATGCCGCCATTACGCGGCAGCGGCCATCTCATGCAACGGAGGGAACGGGAGCTGGAGCTGCACGGGCCGCTCGGCTCCCTGGTCCAACTGGGCAGGCTCATCGTCCAGCGCCCACGCCGGCAGGTGGAAGCGGATGTCCTCTTCCAGGGCGTGCAGGTCCGGCACCGCTGCGTTGCCCCCGCCCATCGGCAACTCCGCATAGGTCCCCATCACCCAGTCGTACTGCTCGGCGTAGAAGCGCTCGGTCCTCGCCTCCCCCGCCATGAGCAGGTAGACCTCCGCCTGGCTGTTGATGGCCACAACCGTGCCCGCCCCTCGGGCGTAGAGCGTCTGGCGGATGCGCTTCTGGAGCCGCTGGGCTAACTCCTGCACCGTGGCACAGTCGTCCAGGAAGAAGGCCGGCTTGATGCGGCGCTCCACCTGCCTACGCGGCGTGGGGTCTCGGTTGGTGTCGTGGTTCGAAGTGGCCATCGCATCCTCCCGCTCTACGCATCTCGCAGCTCGTCCAGGACCTCGTCGTCCAATCGGAACGCCGGCAGGCGACCGTCGGTGTCGCACGCACCCTGCCGGTCCGGCTGGCGCCGGCAGTGGAACACCCCGTCGCTCAGCTCACGGAACTGGCACACCGAGCAGAGCCCTTGGCGCCGGACCCGGGCGCGGTAGCGCTTCCACATGCGGGCCGTTGCGTCGGTCAAGCGGCAACCCCGTCCAGTAGCGAGGGCGCCGCGGCGAGGAACTCGATCTCGACTTCGACCCGTGCGCCCTTCTCGTCCGGCTCCATCCGCTCCAGCACGATCCGGCGGTGCTTCTTGTCGTCGACCCAGGCCACGCCGTTCAGGGCATCGGATAGGACCTTCTCGCAGTTGCCCAGGTCGATGCACTGGACCGTGTCGTCCCACGTCTCCGGGTCGCGGCGCGCGCGGCGTGCCCAGTCCTGCGGCCGGTTCGGGTACAGGCGAATGGTCAGCGCCGTGCGGCCCGGGTGCGGCTGGCGGATGCCGGCTGCCTTGGCCATGTGCGCCACCACCGCCTTGTAGTCCTTGGCCTCCTTGGACAGGAACACTGCCGCCCGGCCCTTGATGGTGCCGTGGCGCCAGTACCGGTTCGCACTCGGCGGATATGGCAGGGTCAAAGTGATCATGCTCACCTCCCGAGATCGAACAGGCAGTACAGCGCCGAGTGTCCGACGCCACGACACTCACGCCATTGCCACCGGGCGCAGCCACCGAGGATCACGAGTGTGATCACTGAGAGTGCAATCACCGGAAAGACCCCAGATTGTCGGTTTCTCATGCTGCATTCCTCTGGTTGAGCCGGCGCAGGGTCACGTTCAGCGCGGCGAGTTCGTCCATCTTCTTGATCAGCCACATGCGCTTCTGGCCGTGCCAGCCGTTGAAGCTGCCCTGGTGGCAGTCCTTGCACAGCGCCACTGCTGTGAAGTGCTGGCCCTGGTTGATGTGGTGGGCGTCGCTGGGCTGGGGCGCATCGCAGACGCTGCACGGCAGGTCCTTGACCGCCTTCAGGTGCGCTTCCTCCGCCGCGGTGAGCGGCTTCGAATTCTTCGAGCGCATCACGCCCCCTCCTGCATCTTCTGCAATGCAGCGAGCATCGCCACGCGCGTGAATGCCACCTTCGTGGCTTTGCTGATAGCCATCAGGGTGGCGAGTCGCGGGTTGAAGGTCCGGCCATGCTCGAGCTCGAACAGGGCCACCTTCGAGACGCCCGACAGCTTGGCGAACTGATCGAGCGAGTAGCGGTTGTCTCTCCGCCATTGCCTCAGCCACTGTCCGAACTGCCCGGTTGCTGGCTTCGCCATCAGGCCACCCTCCGCGGCTGCTCGCCGTAGTCCCGATACCGCGGCTCGTTGAGCCGCACGCCGTTCTCCACGGCCCAGGCCTGCGCGAAGGTGATCAGGTCCGCCATGTCGCCCACGGACATTGTCCTGGTCTGCACGGCCAGGTTCACCACGCTGGCGCCGTCCAGCGACGGCACGATGTCGCCCTGCTGCCGGCTCTCGGTGCGCGCCCAGGCGTCGACCAGCAGCCGCTTCCACCCTTCCTTGTCGATCCAGCGGCCGGCCCACTGCCGCTGCTGGGCGATGTCCTCGCAGATGGCGTGGAGCATCGCGTTCTGCTCCAGACTGCGAGTGGACTTGCACTCCTTGACCTCGACGCGGACGGCCCGGCCGAGTTCCAGGTAGTGGCAGGCAAAGCGCCAGGCCGCGGCCATGCGGTCCCGGGCGTTCTCGGCCCGGAGGATGAAGGTACTCATTGGTCACCTGCCCTTGCCGCAGCAGCCGTGGTCTTCATCCGGCCGAAGCCGGCTGCCTTCGTGGGCTTGTCGGGGGTAGTGGCGATCGGCGCTGGCTGCCAGTACTCCGGAAGGTTGGAGAACCGGAACTGCTCGGGCTGGTACAGCACGCGGACGTCGCCGGACGGGCCGTTGCGCTGGATGCCCACGATCAGCTCGGCCGTTCCGCGGTAGCGGGTGTGCCGGTCGTAGACCTCGTCGCGGTAGATGAACACCACCGCGTCGGCGTCCTGCTCGATGGAGCCGGAGTCGCGCAGGTCCGAGACTATGGGGCGCCTGTCGTTACGCTTCTCCACGTCGCGGTTGAGCTGGGACAGCAGCAGCACCGGCACCTTCAGCTCGGCTGCCATGAGCTTCAGCGCCCGGGTGATGTCGCCGATGCCGGCGGCACGGTTGTCTCCCACCACGGTCATCAGCTGCAGGTAGTCGATCACCACCAGGCCCAGCGGGTTGCGGGCATGCTGCCGGCGCACCTGCGCCACGACATGCTCCACGCGGGCATTGCGCGGACGGCTCACGAAGATGGCGGCCTCGCGCAGACGCTTCATCGCGCGGGTGACGTTGCTCCAGTCGTTGTCGTCCAGCTCGCCCGAGCGGATCCGCTGGCCGTCGATCCCGCCGATGCTCGCCAGCATGCGATCGCCAAGTTCCTCCGGCTGCATCTCGAAGCTGAAGACAGCCACGGCCTTGTGCTGCTGCAGCGCCACCCACTCGGCAATGTTCTGCGCCAGCGTGGTCTTGCCCATCTTCGGGCGCGCCGCCAGGACGTACAGCCCACCCGGCTGCAGGCCGCCCAGCAGTGCGTCCAGGTCCGTGATGCCCGTGGACAGCCCGTGCACCTGGGTGCCGGCTGTGGCGCGCTCGGACAGGCGGTCGTAGACCCGCTGCATCACCGGCGCGACCGACTCCAGCTCACACGGCTCGCTGTCCAGCAACCCACCGATGCGGCTCTGGGCCTCGCCCACCAGCTCCACGCTGCTGCGGCCGTCCGGGGCGAACCCATCGTTCACCATCGCCGTGCCGACCTCGATCAGCTGCCGCAGCCTGGCCTTGTCGGCCACGATCTCGGCATAGGCCCGGATGTTCGCCGCCGACGGCGTGGTGCTGGCCAGCTCCAGCAGGTAGGCACCTTCGCCCACCTGGCCCAGCTTGCCGCGGGACTCGAACCACTCGCCGATGGTCACCGCGTCGAAGGGCTGCTCCTTGGCGGCCAACTCGGCGATGGCCCGGAAAATCAGCTGGTGGTCACGGCGGTAGAAGTCCTCGGCCCTCACCACGTCCGCCACGTTCCACCAGGCCCGCGCCACCAACATCAGGCCGCCCAGCACGGCCTGCTCGGCGTCGACGCTGTGCGGGGGAACACGGGCGCCCTGCGGTGCTGCGGACTCCTTGGCGCCGGCGTACAGAGCCGCCATCCGCTCCAGCTCGCCCTGGGTGTCGATCGGCGCGGTCATGCCGCATCCCCCAGCGCGGTCACGGCCTGGTCCATGATCTGCGCGAAGCGGTCCTCGGCCAGCAGCACGTCCAGGTTCTGCTTCCACCGCGGGTTGTTCGGGTTCGGCACGTCGCCCCGCAGCCACGGGTCAGCGGCGCACTGCTCGAAGTAGGCCTGCCAGAAGGCCGCGGCGTCGTACTCCCAGCCCAGTTGCCGGCACAGCTGGCGGGCCAGCTTGTCCGCGGCCAGCACTCGCCGCTGGCGCTTCGGGTTCAGCACCACGATGCGCTGGCAGCTCGGCAGCAGCTGGTGGTAGGCAGCCAGGACGATCTCGGCCGTCTTGCCGCCAGGGTGCGGATGCACGGTTGCGGCTTGCGGGGCGTCCGGCAGCAGGTCGACGGCGTCGGCCGGCGGCTGCGAATCCGAACGTAGTGAGGATTGCTCTTCTTCCTGTTCCTGCTCCTGTTCCTGCTCTTGGCTTGAAAGGGGTCGGGAAGGCCCTTCAGAACCCCTTCTGCGCGTCAGGTGGAAATCGGCCTTGTAGCGGTCGAAGAAGGCACCGAGAAACGGGTTGTCCGGCAGGCTGTCGTAGTCCCGCTGCACGCCCACACAACGGTTGTCCGAGGCCTTCAAACCCTTGCCAATCTGGAAGGTAGCCATCTCGTGTACCCACACGAACTCGGACCCTTCGTCATAGCTACAAAGGCCCTCTTCGATGCACACCCTCAGCCCTTCGGAGGCCCTTTCGACCCCTAGCCCGGTCTCGTGTGCCATGTAGAGGATGGGCTGGTAGTACAGGCCCAGCATGTTCGAGGCCGGCGAGGACATCAGGTACAGGGCGCAGATGACCCCTTCCGGACCCCTTCGGCGGATCGCCTTGCCGGTCTCGCCCGTCCAGAAGGTAGGCATCACCTTGGCGTAGTCACGCATGGCCAGCACCCCGCAGAAGCTGCAGGCAGCCGGCGATGTGCCAGCGCTGCTGTACCAGCCAGATGGCCCTTTCCAGGGGATCGGTCATGTACTTCATGCGGCCGTCCTCATCAGCGCGGCCAGGCGCTGCACGTCGTTGACGCCGTCCAGGGCGCGCTGCAGGTCCAGATACTGCCGCAGGAGGTTGCTGCCGGTGGCCGCGCACAGCGGTCCGATCAGGCGGTGTGGGATCGGCGCGGAGCCGGTCTGCATCCGCGACACGTAACTGCGGCTGCGCCCGATGCAGGCCGCCACGTAGTCCAGCTTGTGCCCGCCGGCAGCGATGGACACCGCCAGCGCCTGGGCCTCGCTTTCGATCTGCCGAACGACCTTGGCCGGGGCATCGGCCGGTGCCTTGTGCATCCCGAACGAGAGCGGCAAAGGCCTTTGGTTGCAGGGGGTTTCATGAAGTTTCATAGCGTTTAACTCCGCCTCGGGGCGAAATAAAGGCCCAGCCCCGAAGGACCGAGCCGCGTGGATTCAGTGAAGGAATGCCCGACCGTCGTGACGCTCGTGCGGATGTGCGGCCGGCTCTACGCCATCAGCCGCCGCGGTGATCGGGTGTCCGTGCGCTTCATCCCGAAGCGCGAACGGCAGCGCCCCACCCGGCCCGGCGTGGTCGTGCCGTTCCCGGGGCGCTGACGTGGCCATGTCAGGCCGCGGCCTCGGAAGGTTCAGCCGGCCACAGGTCGGGACGGAGAGCCGAGCGCGGCACTTCGCCGCCCGTCGCCCGTTCGATCTCAACCACCCGCTCCGCGGGGATCGTGGCGCCTTTCTCCCACTGGGAGACCAGCCCCTGGGTGGCGGGCGAACCCGATTCCGTCAGCAGCTCGGCGAATGCCTGCTGCGACAGCCCCTTCTCTTTCCGGTAGGTGGCGATGTCCATAGAGCTAATTATTAGCGCCCCTGATGTGAAAGATCAATAGCGCCCCTCATGGAAAGCGAGGCGGTGCGCCATTAGCGTTCCTCATATGGAAAACCACCGGAAAGCAAAGCCCACCCCGGCCGATGTAGCCGCCGCGCAGCGCCTGAAGCGCGAGTGGACCGCGCGCGCTCGCGGGCTGGGCGTTACCCAGGACACGGCCGCCGAGGAACTGGGCATCACGCAGGGTGCGGTGAGCCAGTACCTCAACGGCAAGATTCCGATGAACTACCGGACCTTGCTCGTGTTCTGTCGGCTACTCGGCATCAGCGACACGGACATCCGCACCGACCTCCCAGAACAGCAGTTGGTAGGCGGGCCGGTCGAGCCAGATTGGGCGGACATCCAGGGCTACTCGCAGGCGATGGGCCTGGGCGGGGGGCCGGAGGCGCAGGAATACGCCGAGACCCACAAGCTGAAGTTCCGGGCCGACTCCCTTGCCCGCAAGCGCCTGAACCCGTCGAAGCTCGCGGTGATGTACGGCCGGGGCGACAGCATGGAGCCGCGCGTGCTGTCCGGCGACGCCATCCTGTTCGACATGAGCGACACCAGGCCGCGGGATGGCGCGCTGTTCGTGATCATGGTCGACGGCGGTGGCCACGCGAAGGAGTACCAAGTGAAGCGGTGCGAGATCATCGACGACCTGGTGCTGTTCAAGGCCGACAACCCGGCCGGCGACCACAACTGGAAGAAGCCCCGGCGCATGGACAGCCCGCGGCACCCCATCGAGATCATTGGCCGCGTGCGCTGGATCGGGAGCTGGGAGGGATAGCCATGGGTTTCTTCGGAATGCTGTTTGGTATACCCACGCCACTCAAGGATCGTCTGGCGGAGTACGGCTGCCAGAACGTACCCGAAGAAGTGATCAAGGAAGTAACCATGCACTGCCTGGATGTAGCCAGGTCGGCCACGTCAGCTGAACGGCTACTGGGGCACAAAGCATCCCTCCGCGACAACATCGATCACCAGTTGGAGTACGCGGCGCGCCTGATCTCTCTGGTTGCAAGGGGTGACATCACGATTCAGGTACTCAATGAACGGAGTCCGGGCCTATGCGCTGCAGTCGCCCGCGGAATCGCTGCTTCAAAAGCCGTCAGCTGATAGAGCGGCAAAGAAATATAAGCGCCCCTATTGACATAGATCATTAGCGCCCCTAATCTGACCCCGAACCGGCCCACCCGGGCCGAACGGGGTCAGACATGGCACTGCAGCACCAGACGATGAGGCGGTCCGCACAGCGGGCCTACGACGACCAGGCGCCGTCCGAGGATGGCGAGGCGCTCGCCGAGCGCATTGACGCTCTGATCGAGCAGTACCGGGCAAACCCGGCGAAGGTCGCCGAGGCGGATCGGTGGATGTCCGGGGCCCTGAGCGAGGACGCCTATGCCGGCATCGAGTCGATGTTCGCGGACATCGGCGACCGCATCCCCCCGACCGGGAAGATCCTGGGGTCCGACCTCGAATCCCTGCCCCAGCCCGTGATCGACAAGATCGCCGCGGTAGCCCGCGAGGCGTCGGCCAGCCGGTCGGTGTACCTGCGCGACATTGCCGAGGCAGCGGCGAACAGCGAATCGCGTTTCTCTCCGGAGGCTGCGGCATGAGCGCTATCGACGTGATGGCCAGCGTGAGCATCCGACCGGCGGAACTGGCCGAGATGTTCTGGGAGATGGACGCCGAGCAGCAGGCCGACTTCTTCGCCAAGTTGGACGAGATCGCCGGCTACAAGCTGTGCATGCAGATGGCAGCCGTTGTCCGCGAGATTCAGGAGCGCGGCGACCGTGGCGACCACGCAGCGATGAACGGATTCCGCACCATGCTGGCTCATGCGCAGGCATACCACGAGGAAGCGATGGACTTCCGGGTGTGGGGTGCACAGCGAGCTATCGCTCGCCAGGCGGAGGCTGCGGCATGAGCGGCAATGAACCGGCCTACCCGTGGGGTGAACACGGGACTGCATTGGGCGGCCTGACCAAGCGCGAGCTGATTGCAGCTATGGCGATGCAAGGGATGGACCTCGGCCCCCATTCGTACTCGCCGGCCGATCTTGAGCGCAAACAGCCGGAGAAGGACGCCGAAAAAGTAGCCATGGCAGCTGTGCGTATTGCCGACGCCCTGATCGCCGAGCTGGCAAAGGACGGTGCGGCATGAGCTTCGAACAAGCCCTTCAGACGGCGGCCAAGCAGACCGCGCGCGACATGGTCGTCATCGCTGTGCCGGCGTTTCTGGCTGGTGCTGGGTTCGCCCTGCTGCTGGGAGCGATGGCATGAGCGGAAAGTCTGATCGCCGCAATTCTGAGGCGTTCGAGCGCCGCGTCCGAGAGCTACTGAATGCTGGCTACAGCGCATCGAGGATTGCGAAGGAGACCGGGAAGACGTACGCGCACACCGTCCGAATCGTGGAGCGCGTGAAATCCGAAGGTGGTGCCGCATGAAGCGCCTCGCCTGGAACATCCTCGGCTACTCGGCAATGACCGCCATGTACCTGACCGCGCTGTGGTGCGCAGTGCAGGTGCAGCCGTGATCCGCCTGTTCCTCTACTGCGTCGCGCTGGTGGTGATCGCCGACCTTCTCCGTAGCGCCTTGATCGTGCGCGCTGACTCATTCGTGTTGCTGCTGGCCGGCCTCTGCATCTGGCTGCTGGTGCTGATCGTCCGCGCCTGCCGCCGGGAGCATCGCCGGCTCACCCGCCGCCGCACCGACTTCATCCGCCCGCGCAGCTTCCCCGCCCAGCGCAAGCGCGATATCCGCTGATCCCCGCCGGCGTGGCCGGCCCTACCGACGAGGCAATACCCATGCTCCAGACCGACAAGGCCATCGCCAAGATCGCCTCCTTCAACCCCCGGGCCGAGAAGCACGGCGACGACAACAAGCTGGCCGCCGACATCAAGGTGCAGATGAGCATCGGCAACGGCGTCCTGGATCAGTTCCACCCTGACCTGCGCGCTGCGCTGTACCGCAAGGCCGGCCCGGGCGAGCAACAGGACCTGATCGACGGCGAGAACGGCCTGGTCGCGGTGAAGTTCCCGCGCATCGGCGCGCTGCGCTGGGACGAGGAATTCCCGGGCTACGAAGTGACCATCCATAGCCTGCTCGGCCTGGTCGAGCCGCAGGAGCTGGTCGACGTGACCCTGAAGAAGTTCGCGTTCGAGCCCATCGAGGGCGGCAGCGTGGCGCTGACCTTCAGCATCGTTTTCCACCCGGACACCGAAGAAGCCGGCGCCCTGTGCGCGCTGATCCAGGAAGAAGTCGAGCTGACCCTGGTGCCGCCGAAGGCACAGGCCCAGCAGCAGCCCGATCTGGCCGACGTTGCCTGATCCCCCTGCCCTGCGCACTCCCCAGCGCAGGGCGCACCGCGGCAACTGGCCTCCCCTCCAGTTCCGCACCCGCGCCGGCCGGGCAATGCCGGCACCTACACCACGCGCAGGGCTCGACCGCGCCCACCGTGGCCCCGGGTTGACGGGGCACCTCATACCCACCGCGCCGGCACCGCCGGCAGGAGCTATCCGTGAACCAGATCGTCCCCATCGAGGACTCCATCTACGGCACCAAGGACGCCTTCGCCTCGGTGCTGACTGATCGTTCCATCAACTTCGACCGCGAGGCGGAGTTCGCCCTCCAGGCGCTGTATGGCAACGACTACGCGATGAAGATCGCAATGCAGAACCGGCAGTCGGTCATTAACGCGGTGGTGAACATCGCGGCCATCGGCATCAGCCTCAATCCCGCGAAACGCCAGGCCTACCTGGTCCCGCGCGACGGGAAAATCTGCCTCGACATCAGCTACATGGGCCTGCTGGACCTGGCCATCGACTCTGGTTCGATCCGCTGGGGTCAGGCAGAGCTGGTGTACGAGACCGATGCCTTCGCGCTCAACGGAGTCGACCAGCAACCCACGCACAAGAGGAACCCGTTCGCCAAGGACCGGGGCGACGTGGTGGGCGTCTACGTGGTGGTGAAGACGGCAGACGGCGACTACCTGACCACGGCAATGGCGGTGGACGAGATCAATGCCATCCGTGACCGCTCTTCAGCATGGAAGGCATGGGTCGCAAAGCAGAAGTCCTGCCCGTGGGTAACCGATTGGGGCGAAATGGCGAAGAAAACCGTCGTCAAGCGCGCCTACAAGTACTGGCCGAAGAGCGACCGCTTGGATCAGGCAATCCACCACCTGAACACCGATGGCGGCGAAGGCCTGGCCGTTATCGAAGCCCAGCACCCCCAGTACAAAGCCATGCCGGCGCCGCCGGAGGACACCCCCGAGCGTCTGGCCCTGTACGCCACCTTGTCCGACGTTGCCACCGCAGGGCCGGAAGCTCTGGCCGCAGCGTGGGCGAAGCTGTCGAAGGAGCAGCGCACCATGATCGGCCACGCCGGGCTAGACGCCCTGAAGGCCGAGGCAGAGAAGGCTGCGGCCGAGGTGGTCGAATGATCCTGATCAGCTGCGCCCAGGGTAGCGAAGAGTGGCATCGCGCCCGCGCCGGAATCATCACCGCCAGCATGTTCGCCACGGCACGCACGCGGGTCGGTGAGCTGGACGACCGCCAGAAGGCCTACGTCGACGCGATCCTGTCCGGCAAGTCCGAGAAGGACGCCATGGCGCGTGCCGGCTACAAGGCTGTGCCACGCTCGGCCATCATCGAGCGCGCCATCGCTGGCGAACCGATCGGCGACTTCAGCGAGGTCGCCAAGAACTACGCGTTCCGCCTGGCAATCGAGCGCATCAGCGGAGAGCCGCTGGATGAGGGCTTCGAGACCTTCGCCATGCGCCGTGGCCACGAGCTGGAGCCGGCAGCCCGCGCCGAGCATGAGGTGCAGTCGGGCCTGATCGTCCAGCGAGCCGGTTTCGTCCTGAGCGACGACGGCGCCTATGGCTGCTCGGCCGATGGCTTCATCGGCGAGGATGGCGGGTCCGAATACAAGTGCTTCATCAACCCCGAGAAGCTGCGCGCCTTCCACATCGACAACGATGCAAGCGAGGTGTTCGAGCAAGCCCAGGGCTGCATGTGGCTGACCGGCCGGAAGTGGTGGCACATCGGACTGTACTGCCCTGCCTTGGCGCCCGTCGGCCGGCAGCTGTGGTGGCGCTCGTTCCAGCGGGATGACGCCTACATCGAGAAGCTGAAGCACGACCTGACCAGCTTCAAGGCGCTGGTCGACGGCTTCGAGCAGCAGCTGAAGCAGGAGGCCGCCTGATGGGTACGGTCAGCATCCGCCCCGAAGAGAGCCGCGCCGGATCGCGCCGCGGCGGTGCCGCACGGGCTGCGCTGTACGCGCACGTCGTGGAGGGACAGCTCTGCACGACGGCCCAGATTGCGCGCCGGCTGGGCATCTCCCCCGACGCCGCCTACCAGCGGATCAAGAAGCGCCCGCACCCGCTGACGTGGGATTCCCTGGCCACGAAGTGGAGGAAGGCTGCATGAGCCGCCACTTCACCCGCCGCGCCCCGAAGCGCAACGAAGGCCTCAGCTGGGGCCGCTTCCCGACCGACGACGGATCCGCGGTGACCTACCGCCTGTTCCGACGCGACCACCGAGGCGCTCTGCACATGGAGGCCCGGACCTTCTTCACCAGCGCCGATCCCACCTACATCGCCAAGGTCCTGCGCCACGCCAAGCGCCAGCTGCGCGACCGCGTGGACGAGATCGACCTGGCCGCCATGGAGCAAGCCGCATGAACGCACACAACGAGCAGCATGCGCTGCCCTGCCCCTTCTGCGGCGCGGAGCCTGATTTGAGCTTCAACAGTGTCAGCTGTGGCTGCGCTGCCAGTCCCTTCATCGACCGAGAAGATGCGCTGCAGGTCTGGAACACGCGGGCCGCCCAGCCCTCGCCAGTAGTCAAGCAAAACTTGACTACTCAGCCCGCCGCAGCGCAGGAGGCAGTTGCTTGGCAGCGCCGGTACATCAAAACAGGCGGCCCGTGGTACAGCATTAGCAAGGAAATCTACGAAACGACCAAGAACGGCGAGTGGGCAGGCCGGTACGAGGTGCGCGAACTCTACGCCGCCCCCGTCACCGCAGCGCCGGCCGATGCCGAGGAAGATGCATACGTCATCGACCAGATGGGCAAGCTGCTGGCCGAGATCGCGGTGATCGTCAACGGACCGGAGCCTGCCGGCACTCGCTGGAGCTACCACGACCTGCCGGCCAAGGTGCAGGCATTGGCAACCACCCCCGCAGCGCCGGGGATCGACCTTGAGCCGTTTCGCCGGCTAGTTGAATGGAATTACGATTCGGAATTCTCTGCGTACGAAAATGGATTCCGAACCGAAGAACAGCGGGAGGTGGCCGAGGCCGAACGGAAGCGACTGCTCGCCCTGATCGACGCCAGCCCCAAGGGCGAACGTGTAAGCAATCCTGATGAGTTGGCCTTCGCCGCACGCGGGTTTCTGGGCGCGAGTTTCGCGCCTAGCGCCGAAGAATCGACGCGCGAAATGCGTGATACCTACTCGTATTGGCACCGCCGTCTGCTGCGCGCGGCAGGTGGTGCGATGGACTACGAGCAAGCGACGGACACGGCGGCGGACAGCCCCAAGGGCGGCACGATGAACGAACAGTTCGGAAGCGCCGAAGGGTTGGGCAGCCCCAAGGGCGACGACGTGGTGGGAGGCTGATCATGGATATCCGAAAGGCAGTTTCCTACAACCCCGAAACCGGCGAGTTCACCTGGCTTGTCACGAGAGGGAGGGCCAACAAAGGCCATGTCGCCGGGAAGGTGGATAGCCACGGGTACCGCTCCATTGGGCTGGAGGGAAAGCACTATCGCGCTCATCGCGTTGCGTGGTTCCTGCAAACGGGAGCATGGCCGACGATGCAGATTGACCACATAAACGGCGACCGTCTCGACAACCGATGGGAGAACCTGCGCGAGGTCACGCACCAGGAAAACCAGCAGAACTGGTGCAAGCCGCATCGAAACCGGTCCGGATATGCAGGCGTGAAGTTTCGGGGTGGCCGCGCCAATCCGTGGGAAGCAGTCATTCGCATCGACTTCAAGCAGCAGGCAATCGGAAGATTCGCCACGGCGAAGGAAGCGGGTGAAGCATATCTAGCAGCTAAGGCCATCCATCACCCTGCATGGAATGGCGCCAAGGCGCAGGCCGGCGATGCGGAGGTGCAGCCGTGAGTGGCGTTGCAGAGGTCATCCGCAAGTTTGGCCTGAATGTCCGGCAGGCCAACATGCTGACCACCAGTTTCAAGGGCGGAAGGTACAGCTGCGACAATCCCACAATGTCGGCGCTCCACCGTCGCGGGCTAGTTTGTTGGGCACGTCCATACGACATCCGTGCCACGGGTCATTGGATGCGCACTGCCGACGGGAATGCAGCAGCGAAGGAAATCATGGCTGCGCAGGCCAACAGCCACGGCGCGGGGGTGTCGGAATGAAGATGCGGCACATGAAGATGGCACGTTGTGCAGCACGTACCGCTGAGAACGGCGCATTCAGCCGCCTTGGCGTCGATACAAACTGGAAGCTTCTTGACGCAATCTGGCGCTGGCACCGGCAGTTCAAGGCGGTGCGCCATGGCTGACCTGATGCAGCAGGCCCCCGAGCTGCTTCCGTGCCCATTCTGTGGCGGGGAGGCGACCCTGCGGATGATCGGAAACGTGCACAGCACGCGGAAATGCGTCGTTAAGTGCAGCGGCTGTCGGTACGAGCGAACTGATGCCGTTTTGCGCTATGGCGACGAATGGCTGCTGAAGACCGCCATTGCCGCGTGGAACCGCCGCTCCGCCATGCGCGCCGCGCCGGAAGGGTATGTTCTGGTGCCAGTGAAGCCCACGCCGGAAATGCTCGCGGCCGTCGGCAACGGAGCTGACGGGCTGAAACGCCGCATCTGGCGCGGGATGCTCGCCGCCAGCCCGCAGGGGGTGAAGGATGCGACCTGACCTGTTCCCCGGCAGCAAGCCGCCACGCGCGAAGCCGCGCGTGATGATGCACTTCACCGACATCGGCACCGGCATGGGCGGCGAACTGATCGCTACCTTCGAGTGCCGGAAATGCGGACACGAATCGGGCTGGCTGATCTGCCAGAACAACACGGACGTTAAGCGCGGCGAGCCCTGTCCGAAGTGCAACGCGGACAGCCCGCAGGAGGCGAGCGATGCGTGAGCCGATCCGCTACCTGTCCCTGTTCTCCGGTATGGAGGCTGCGCATCTGGCCTGGGCGCCGCTGGGCTGGGAGTGCGTCGCCGTC